GCTGAGATACAAAGTAGAATGTTGCTTGACAAATTTAAGATGCACTGATATACTGTTATTGTATTTTCACTGAGGAAATTAACATGGAACAAAAACCTGTACGTATTGAAGCAACCTTGATGTGGCCTTTCCTTGATAAGCCTAACGATATGTCTGGTAAGTATCAGGTAGATCTGACAAACCTGTCAGACAAGGCTGTTAAGGCTTTGGAAGATATGGGTATCTCTGTTCGAAACAAAGAAGGTAAAGGCTTTTACATTACCGCTAAGAGTAACCATGAGATCAAAGCATTAGATAAGAATGGTGAACAAGTCTTAGCACATATCGGTAACGGTACAAAGGCTGTCTGTGTTATGGGTTCATACTCATGGACCTTTAAGAACAAGAAAGGTGTATCACCTTCGCTGAAGAAGCTAGTGATCACTGACTTGGTTACTTACAGTGCACAGCCTAAGCAAGACGAAGAAGAAACAGAAGACGTACTGTAATGAAGCTAATGCCAATCATTGATGGTGACATTCTTTGCTACCGTGTAGGCTTTGCCTGTAACGAAGAAACAGAGAAGGTTGCTATCAAAACGATGGCAGAGATGTTAGAGGAGTTAGTCTTTATTGAACTATCCTCTAACATCCATGTCGGTTACTTAACTGGTAAGGACAACTACAGGCATGACATCGCTAAGACACAACCCTACAAAGGAAACAGAAAGGATGCGCCCAGGCCCGTACATCTTCACAGCCTTCGTGAGTATCTTATTACTGCTTGGGACTTCAGAGTGGCTGATGGACAAGAGGCTGATGATGCTATTGGAATCCATGCCACGCTAACTAGGGATAGTTCAATCATTGTATCCATTGACAAAGACTTAGACATGATCCCTGGTCATCACTACAATCCTGTGAAGAAAGATCATTACTACGTGAATGACAAAGATGCTATCAAGAACTTCTACCGTCAAATCCTTACTGGTGACAAGGTAGACAATGTACAGGGATTACGTGGTATTGGTCCTAAGAAGGCTGATAAGATCCTTGGTGACTTTGATACTGATCTAGCTATGTATGAAGCTGTGCTGAAGGCTTATGATGGCGATGCTGAGCGTGTGTTAGAGAACGGACAACTACTGTGGATTAGACGTAGGAAGGATGAAATATGGCAACCACCGACACCATCGTCTACCTAGAGTGGATAGACGCTGTAGCCAGCTCAGGATGGCAACTAAAGGGTACTGGCTCTGTAGCAAGATGTAAGTCCGTTGGGTTTATGACGCATGAGACTGATGATGAAGTACACCTAGCAGCAGCAATAGGAGAGAATGATTGCAATGCTGTCATGATCATCCCTAAGAGCTGGATAAGTAATTGGACGGAGATTGACATTGAAGCCTTCAAGCGCAAAAAACAAAGGAAGACTGCTGCAAAAGCTGGTAGTACAGAAGCTAAGAGACACTTTCAACCTAAGCGAACATGATTGCAAAAGCACACCAATGGGTACACAGGGCGAGGATGTCTGGCTCTCGACGAATGCACTGGAACGATTTAGGTACGGTATTGAGTGCAAGAACAGAGCAAGAATCGCAGTCTACACTGACTACGAACAAGCAATACGGCACTGTGAAGGCAAAGACAAAGAACCCCTCTTAGTCATCAAGCAGAATAGATCTGATCCTTTAGCACTGGTTAGCCTTGATCACTTCATAGCGCTAGTAGAGAAAGCTAAACTGTGGGAAATACATCAGAAGCAGAAGACTGTAGAGGAAAGTAAACAAGCCACCAGGATGAGAAAGGTTTATGGCAAACATTAAAGTAGACTACATCGAACACATGGGCGATGACTTAAGGGTAGTTAATGCTGCTCGTGTTAGCTTTGATAAAGAGTCAGAGGCTGTTGATTGGTATGACACAGAGCAAGGTAACCACTACTTTCCTTTACCTGTGTTAGATCCTAAAGACATCAAGCTGATTAACTATCTAGCTAAACACAACCATTGGAGTCCATTCAGTCATTGTTTCATTCAGTTTAGGATCAAAGCACCGATCTTCGTAGCTAGGCAGTTGATGAAGCATACGGTAGGGTTAGCCTGGAATGAAGTCAGCAGACGCTATGTTGACAGCTCACCAGAGTTCTATCAACCTACGTACTTCAGACGTAAAGCACCAAATGTCAAGCAAGGAAGTTCATCAGAACCGGTAAAAAGTCACACTGATTGGAACGCAACAGTTGACAAGTACACCGATTATATGGTAACATTGTACGACCTAATGCTCAAGGAAGGTATTTGCCCTGAGCAAGCTAGGATGATACTCCCCCAATCCATGATGACTGAATGGTATTGGAGTGGGAGCCTTTACGCCTTTGCTAGAGTATGTCAACTACGGTTAGCAAAGGAAGCCCAAGCAGAGACAAGGATCGTTGCAGAGAACATCTGCCGAGTCTGCTCTGAAGTATTCCCTAATGCATGGGATGCCCTAATGAATGGAGATGAAGATGAGCGACAGTAGAATCAGTTTTAATGTGACAATAATGTCAGAAGACACCGAAGAAGAACAGCAGTTCAATGCTGACTATGGTTATCCACTACGCCATAGTGTTGTTATTAATGCTACCTACGATAGTGGCAGTGCATGGCCTAAATTGTTGGAAAGAGCGTGTGAAGCTATCAGCGCTTACTACGGTTACGACGTCAAGGATAAAGTATTTGTTGAACAATTCGGAAAGATCATTAACATCTTCGGACATGAAGATCCTGTAAACTATAGTACAGACTCAGACGCTGATGAGAATCCTGCTACTTGACATCGAATCAGCACCTAACACTGCGTATGTCTGGGGTTTGTTCCAACAGAACATCAGTATCAGTCAGATCGTAGACAGCAGTAGTGTTTTGTGTTGGTCCGCTAAGTGGTATCAAGGTGATCAGTTAATGTTCAGCAGTATCCTAAACGGTAAGAAGACTATGCTAAAGAAGATCCATAGTCTATTAGATGAATGCGATGCTGTGGTACATTACAATGGAACTAGGTTTGACATACCTACACTAAACAAAGAGTTCCTCGAGGCGGGTATGTCTCCTCCAGCACCTTACCATCAGATTGATCTGCTTAAGACTGCTAGAAAGGAATTTAGGTTTCCTAGTAACAAGCTGGACTATGTAGCTAGAGCGTTAGGATTAGGTCAGAAGACTAAGCATGAAGGCTTTGAACTTTGGATCAAGTGCATGAACAAAGACAAAGCAGCATGGGAAGTCATGGAGCAGTACAACAAACAGGATGTCATATTGCTGGAGAAGGTTTATGAGCGATTTCTTCCCTGGATTCGAACCCACCCTAACGTCTCAGTCAACAAAGACCACCGAAGCTGTACACGATGCGCTAGTATTAATCTACAGAGACGAGGGTTTAGTACCTCACTCACCGGAAAGTACCAACGCTATCAATGCCAAGACTGCGGTGGATGGCAACAACAAAGAAGGAGCGAACCAATTGCTGCCGAAATACTCAAACCAAGCTAAACAGGTTGGTGGTGATCATTACAAGCAGACAACACTACAACCTTGGGATGTTATCTCAGCATGGTCATTAGACCCTTGGTTAGCTAATGTTGTTAAGTATGTACAGAGACATCAGCGAAAGAATGGTAGAGAAGATCTACTTAAAGCAGTACACTATCTGGAGTATGTGATTGAGAACTATGACTTAGTAAAGAGTAAGTACTATAAGGAGTGACTATGGCTTTAACGATTCTGGACTTATTTGAAAAACTTAAGAGACTGGATGAAATATCTCTACTTGAGATATTGAACATAACAGCGGAAGAACTGGTAGACAGGTTTGAGGACAGAATCGAAGCCATGTTTGACCAACTTGTTGACGAAATAGATGACACCGAAGAGGACGAAGAATGAAGTTAAATAACTACTCAAGTTTTATCCACAAAAGCCGCTACAGTCGTTTCATTGACGAACAAGGCAGACGTGAGAACTGGAGTGAAACGGTTGAACGCTACATGGGATTCATGAAGAAACAACTGTTAGATAAACACAAGTATGAGATTCCACAACACATCTATAAGACAGTGCATAAAGCAATCCTAAACATGGATGTTATGCCTTCGATGCGTTGTATGATGACTGCTGGAGAGGCACTTGAGCGTCAGAACATTGCTGGTTATAACTGTAGTTATTTGCCTATCGACGACCCTAAGTCCTTTGATGAGGCGATGTACATCCTCCTGTGTGGTACAGGTGTTGGATTCTCAGTAGAGGCTAAGTATGTTAATCAACTCCCTGAAGTCCCTGATCAGTTATTCGATAGTAAAACTACTATCGTGGTATCCGACAGCAAAGAGGGCTGGGCTAAAGCATTACGACAACTCATTGCTTTACTATACGCTGGAGAAATTGCAACCTGGGATGTATCCAAAGTTAGACCTGCTGGCTCCAGACTTAAGACCTTTGGAGGCAGAGCTTCTGGTCCAGAACCCCTCGTTGAACTATTCAAATTTGTTATTAGGAAGTTCCAAGCGGCCAAAAATCGTCGTCTGTCGTCCCTTGAATGCCATGATATTCTGTGCAAGATCGGGGAGGTTGTTGTTGTGGGTGGTGTGCGGCGTTCTGCGATGATCTCTTTAAGCGATCTAAGTGATGATCGTATGGCACACGCTAAAGCAGTAGCATGGTGGGAACAACAAGGACAGCGTAGCCTTGCTAACAACTCTGCTGTGTATGATGTAAAGCCTTCAGTAGGACAGTTTATGCGTGAATGGTGTTCGATTTATGAAAGCCATTCAGGTGAGCGTGGTATCTTTAACAGAGACGCATCGAAGAAGCAAGCAGCTATCAATGGTCGTAGAGATCCTAACCATGACTTCGGTACGAATCCTTGCTCAGAGATTATCCTTCGTCCTTACCAGTTCTGTAACCTCACAGAGGTCATTGTTCGTGATACGGACACTCTACAAGACTTGATGTACAAAGTACGTGTAGCGGCTGTTCTAGGCACTTGGCAGAGCACGATGACTACCTTCCCATACCTACGTAAGATCTGGGAAAAGAACACCGCTGAAGAGCGTCTATTGGGTGTATCACTGACAGGTATCTATGATCATAAACTACTGAATGATCCTGATGATAAAGCGTTACCAGCAAGATTGGAGATGTTGAGAAATGAAGCAATCATTGCTAACGAAGTTACAGCAAGCGCTCTTAATATCCCTGTCTCTGCTGCTATCACTTGCGTCAAGCCTTCTGGTACTGTGTCTCAGCTTTGTGGCACTGCT